GCCTGCTGACCGAAGGCAACCATCCAGTTAGTACCACCTTGGACCTGTACCAAGAAGTCTCCTACCTGATAACCTGCCTGTTGGGTCATTACCCCAGTGCGGGACATATGCCTACCACCCTGTTGTAAAAATACACCAAGGTTCTTCTGTGCAGCAGCAGCCTGTTGTGTAGTGACAATACCATCACGTTCAGCTTGACTTAGACGCATACGAGCGGCACGATATTGCACTTGGGCAGCGTAGCCTTCCTTGAACTCCATACGCAATGCACGTCTAGCGTCCTTGGCTTTCTTTACCTCTTGTGCAGCAGCGCGTTCAGCAGCGATAGAAGCCCGAAGCGTATCATCATAACGCCTGTTCATCTCATTGGCTTCCCTACGCATGGCAGTCATTGCCCGTAGTTCATCCTTTAATGCTTTTGAAGCTGCTTTTTCCGTATCCTTAACCTTTTGCGCTGCTATAACCTGCTCTTTGTTGTAGCGCTTGTTCATTTCGTTGGCTTCCCTACGAGCTAGGGTTAAAGCCTTGATTTCAGCCTTTACTGCGGATGTCGTAGCAGCAGCCAAGGCTTTCTCTTTCTGGGCAGCCAGTGCAAAGATAGAGTCCATTTGTTTCTGAGCTTGTGCAGCATCCTTTTTGGCTTGAGTAGCTTTCTTTTGCTCCTCAGTGGCCTTAATGAGCGCACTAGCGTAACCCTTAAGTACAGACTCGGACTTACCGTATTGGTTGGATAATTGCTTAATACCCTGTAGGGCTTTAGCTTGAGAAAGGTCGCCCCTAGAATAAGCATCAGCTAACTTCTTAACACCAGCCTCTAGTTTGGCAGTATTATTTACAGCGGTAAGCACATCTTTGTTACCAGTTACAACAATACCAATTCTAATGTCGTCAGCCATTTGCGGTCCTCATATAAACTGCATCCAGAGACACTAAGAGTTTAACCTCTTTAGGTGACAATGGTGTGTCAGTTAATTCCTTATAATCTTTTATGTCTCGGTAACTTATCGGGTTAGGACCACTAAATCCTTGGCTTCGGGTATTGCTTAAATCACAAAAGGCAGACCAAACATTAGCTAGAAGATTGGGGAACTCCGAAGGTGCTTCCATCTCTTTTAAACTACGTCCAGTCTGCCTTTCTACTTGCTCTAAGTGTTCTCTTTTAGTCGTGCCTTTAGCATCAGGTTTGTTGAGATTGAACTGGTGTTCAGCCCACTCAAGTAAATCAGATGCTAGGCTTGAGTAAAAACTTCTGTCTCAGCTACAGCCTCTTCAATCTGGTCTTTAATCCAGAACACCTCTTGGTAAATCTTTGTAGCTTCATCAAGAGTGAACTTAGGTTGCTTATTACCAGAAGTGATATTCCAATTTTTTGTAGTCTTGGCAAGCATCTTGATAGTAGCAGCTTCTAATTCTTCTGCTGTAATAACATTAGTATTACGATTGCCCTTTGCCTGCATCTGCTTAAGACGGATGTTAGTCTGTTCATGTACAGCAGCCTTGTACTCCTTAGAGTGTGGGGCATATACCGTAATAGTCATAACACTACCATCTTCATTCTTAAGTGGTTCAAAGGTGTTAGGGTGCTTCAATACTACTTCAATAGCATCCGTAGTAGGGATAAGGTTCATCAAGTCCATTGTCGGGGTTTCCTATTATTTTAAGTCGGGTGGTTATAGCTGGCAGGAGCCTCACCCGACGAAAGAACTCCTGCCATACCCATTGCTGGGATTACTTATGCGTTACTATCTGGACGCTCAATATAGAAGTTCGTACCTTCTGTAGCATCATAGAGAGCAACGAATGGGAGAGAGATAACACGGCTACCAGTGCCACCATCAACAGGTACATCAGCACCATTGATCTTGATACGAGGGAAGCCAAATGTGTATTGGTTAGCACCAGTTGGGTCATTGACACTCACGATCAATTCACTCTCAACTTCATCAATGAAACGAGCCAACAAGGCACCATCTTCAAAGTATGCAGTCAGAGTACCTTCTACAGAGGCCATACCATACTCAAGTTGTGGAGTAGAGTCTGTACCAATAACGAAGGTTGGCGACAGTGCGTTATCAAGGGTGAACTCAAGGCTAGTAACAATAGCTACAGCAGAAGCAGACGCTACGTTACCAATACTCAAGTCACCAGAGTAAGCATCGAAAGGTTGGTTGGCAGAGGCAGCATCAATAGTCTTGCCTGTACCTGAGATGGTCATATCCTTACCTACCATAGAGAAGGTAGTGGCAACCATTTGGTTAGGTGCCAAGGAGACAGCCATAGAACTTACAGCTTGACCTGTGAACAGGCGGAACTGAGAAATATCATTGGCAGCATCTTCGATAGAGAAATACTTAGGGGTAGTACCAATCTTGAGTACATCAGGTGCAGCTACAGGAGTTGCGTCCCATGTGTTAAACATGACACTCTCAAGGAACAGATCAAAGTCACCATCACGAAGGTCAACTACGATGTCACCAGCGGATTGACGGTTGCCATGACGGTCTACACGAAGCATACGGTCAGGTTGGATTTCATTACCTGCAACACGATCTTTAGTCAGGTTAAGGCTGTGAGTGTTATAAGGTAGTGCTGTGAAGTTACCTGCTGGCGTAGTGCCAAAGGTACTTTCTACGATGTAGCTAAGGCCGCTACGGCTATTCTGGGCAAATGCCATTCAGGGTATCTCCTAGTTGTATATCAGCCAACCAACGTTGACAGGGATTGTGTAGTAGGCACCCTCAATAGTACCTAACTCTCTTTCGGCATACCTAATAGTAATAGATATACCATTTACAGTTAAATCGTTAGGGGCATCAAAAGCATCAATGATAGTGTCTGCTAGATCGTCACCCACTGCTGGACCTACACCCTCTGGGACGCATACATCTACCACGAAAACTCCTTGGTAGTACATCTGAGGATTAAGACCTCTTACAGCGGGTTCACGCATAGTAGGTGCAAATCTCGCCCTAACATATGGTGTTCCTGTGGTTGGACTAAAGGATACATTTTCCCATGCAATTGCAGGTATACCCGTTATTCCAGCTAGTGTAGTCTCTAGTACCCTACGAATGTCGTCATATATAGCAGCCATTATCTGAACCTATCTCTGACACGGGTAATTGTTAGGTATTTCTGATCTACCACTTTAGCGTGAGGCGCTCTATTAGCCAGTGTAGCGCCACCTGTTTTCATCATACTCTCTGCAACCTTCTTTACATCACCCGCTAGTGCAGCCCTCGCTGTGGCCTTTTCGCTTTCTGGGTTAGACCTTTGGGAGTGTGTAAGACCTGCACCATCTCTGCCAAAAGATGAAATCCTTGATCTACCTCCACCAGAGCCTACAGGTACAATGGACCAAGAGTTAACGAAGGCACCAGACCAAACAGGAGAAATCTCAATAGCGTAGTTACCTATGCTGTGTATCTTCTCTTCCAATTTGGGTGTAATTAGATCATTAAAGGTTTCACCAAGATTACTAAACCTTTTACTAAAGGTGATCTGAGTAACCATGTTATTCCCTCACTTGGCAGATATAGCAAACTAGGCTACTACCTGAGTACAACTTACGTACAGATACAATCTTAACTGCATCCCCAAAGCCTGTGATACTATCTTCTGCATCAGGTTCAGGTAGGGTATTACCGCTAGTGTCTAGGTAAGAAAAGACAGCCTTACGGTCGCCCATTACAATACTATCGTTGCCTAATTCATTAAGGTTGTAGTCTGCAAAGTAACACTTGGTGGTGTAGTTAGTATTAGTAGTAGAAGAAACAGTACCAGTAGCAGGGTTATACGCACCATAGGCAGGTTTAACTAATGTTACTTCTACGCCATACCTATCAATCATAGCTTTTAGTCTGTTACTTGTGAGTATGGACATTTATTACCTCACTCGTAATCAAGGGTGTTGCTATCGTAGTTAGGTGGGTTCCAGAATTGGTCCCTACGAAACGAAGGCTCTACGCGATTAGTATTAGCCCTAACAGCAGCAATACCTGTCTTGGTAATACCACCACCATAGATACCCAATTTACCACCAGCCACCTTAGCTTGATACTCAAGGTCTTCAGCTAGATCAATATAGGCTTTACTTAATTGGGAGTAGTTAACAGATAGAATACCATCAAGGTCAATATCAACCTCTCGTGCATACTTCATAGAGACTACACGAGCAAGCCAAGCGGCAGCTAGGTACACATTATTAGCGTTCTGCCCTAAGGCGAATACTACTTCTGCATCCTGTACTTGAGGTTCTGATGAGTTAGTATCACCCAAGAGCAACCGTGTTGAGTTAAGACGCCCTGAAGCTGTAGTAGTGTCCAGATCAGTATCATCGTATGTAAATGCCATTTATAGCGTCCTAACTTATGTTATCAGTCTTTACCTAGAATCTTATCTCTGGTTTCATAGAAGAACTCTTCACACCACTTGTTAGAGTACAAGAACCTACGGATAAGACCCCGTTGTTTCATAGAGATACGAGACTGTCGGCACCGCTTCTCTTGATAATCTTTTGTAGATACAGTACGACTTTTAAGTTCTGCATTAAGCAAGTTAACCAAAGTCTTTAGCTGTCCCTCGTCCATCTCATGTAGACGGTCCCCAACCTTATTCTGCTTCTCTAGTTCTGGGTTGTGGTGTACATAGGAGATTGAGTAGAGTTTAGCTACCCGATCTTGATCTACTCCAAGTTCAGCCCATTTAAATTCCTCGCCCTTAATCCAGTTACGACCACCACTTGAGAATGGGATTTTAACGAACAGCGGCCAATCAACTTGCCACCCAAGGTAAACAGGGTGAATAGGTGTCATGTCTTTCATTTTGTGACTCTCTCATATTATAAGATGCTATTATGTTCTATTATTATTGACACACGTATGTGTAGTAGTTAGGGGGTCAACCCTTAAGCCAACCCCCTATGTTTGATTAGGCTACAACCGAGTTGAAGAAGACACCAAGGTTAGGACCAGTGACTTTCATGTCATAGGCCATTTTAACTTGGATCATTTCAGCAATCTGCTGGCGCTTCAAGGCATCATCCGAGAAGGTTTCAACAGTGATACCCATGCCCGAAACACCGGGGATCGAGTCCCAGCAGAAGGTCAGACCAGCAGCAGGAGTACGCAGGCCAGCACGACGAGGACCGTGTACCAACAGAGCCTTCTTAGACGAGATGAACCCGTTTACGGCAGTCAAGCCTTCAGCAGCAGTGTTAGCAATAGCCTTCATAACAAAGAAGTTTTCTACTTCAAAGATTTCAGCCAACTTAGCATTAGTAACCAATGCGGTGTTAGTGATGGTAGAACCACCGTTCAACCGTGCCAGAATGTCTGGGTGGTTAATCAACACATCGCGGGTTTCCATATCAACAACCATCGTGTTCATATCAAAGCCACCAGACTTCAAGAACGAAGTGCGACGAGCAGTGGTGATGTCTACGATAGGAGTAGAGTTGGTGTAGTCAGACCACTGGGTGATCTCAGGTGCAGTGTCGTTATCAGCGTTAGCAACACCAGTGTATTCCGTACCCCAAACACCAGTGGTGAAGAAGGTGTCAGCGAAGGCTTTCTCACGGTGGATACGAAGCTGGTTAACTACGTCAAAAGCCTGCTGTGCGCGGACTTCCAATGCGGTATCTTCGTTGGCAATGTCCTGCTCGGAGAAGTCAGCACCAAGGCCGTAGACTTCTGCAAAGTAAGCATCATTAGATACCGACAGGCCGATACGCTCAACTTCAGTACGGGGAGCCAATTTCTTGACGTTGCCCGCACGGTTGGAATCGTCCTTGTTGTAGACGTAGTATTTGTCAGACTGCTTAGGAACCGACACCATTGGGAACACTTGGTCCGCAATGAAGTTAGAAGGCTCTTGGTTAAAAGCAATCGTCAGGTTAGTCAAAGGCTGGTCAATGTGGACAGCACTAGGGGTCAAAAGAGGCATATTGTTATTCCTTAATTAGCTTAGGCTGCGAGGTTGCCGCCAGTGATGAATTCCATTTCGATGACCTGACCAACTACACCGCTTTCACGAGCATAACCAAGTACAACATCACCAGTAGCAGCCAACAGTGCAGTACCGTCAGTGTTAGCCTGAAGTTGATCCCCAGCAGTGACAGTGCCACCACAAGTAATCATTACCGAACCAGATACTACTACAGTAGCAGCACGGCCAGCAGCAGCAGGGTTATTCAGGAGAACGCCAATGGCATTACCACCAGCAGAAGCAGTGATGTCTACTTGACCATCAGCAGCAAGAGTTACGAATTTGAATTGGCCAGTCGAGAGGTTGCCGCCAGCTTCAAAGGTGCGTGTATCGCGAGATTGCATTACAGCCATTTAATTATTCCTTGTCTTTGTAAGTTTTGTTGATAAGTGCCTTACCATTAGCGGTCTTAGCTACTTCAGCATAGGCTTTGTGGAAGTCTACACTATGTGTTTCTTTGTACTCTTTAACCAGAGCGTCAAGTTCATCCTTTGGCGAGGCAAACTCACCCTTAGTGGACGATTTACCAAATTCTTCCATCTTGTCTGCGAAGGCTTTATCAGCAGCTTCAAGTGCAGCCACAAGCATGTCAACTTCATCCATTTTGTCTACTGCGGACAGCAAACCTTTGGCTGTAGCTACATCAAAGTGAGGCAACAGGGATTCGGCACGTTTGGTAAGTGCATTATCAGCCTTTTCAATCTCAGCGGCCTCTAGGGCTTTAAGGATTGGTGCTGGAATGTCTGCTTTGTTAATCTGCTCACCGCTGTACTCAACGTACTCAACAGGTGCAGCTTTAGTTACGCTATCCGCTTTAATGGTATAGCCACCGTCAATAAGAGCCTTACGAAGACGCTCATTCTCAAGTTTCATCTTTTCAGCATCAGCCTTGAGGGTTTCAACTTCATCAAAAGACTTCATAAGAGCGTCCATTGCAGTCTTACGATCACAACCCTTCTCTTTCATGTAGGCTTTAACCTTGGCATCCATTTCTGGTTCCATCTT